AGGTGCAGAAGGATCGGCAACGATATCAGCAGCCGTTGCTAACATGAAATCTTCGCCAACAACTTTATGACCTTCATTAGTCATTCTAAGTGAACCAACACCACGAGAAGAAACGCCGAGCATGACACCTTCATCAAGAAGTGAGGATGCAATCTTGCCCATGGGAGTGTTTAAAATACACGCTTTTCCTTTAAAATTAGTTCCTTCTTGAACGAGTGAAGTAATCTTATGAGAAACACGATCAAGATTTACTGTAGGACCATCAGGATGTCCAAGTTCTCCAAGAGCACGTCCTTTCGAAACAAAATTTTCGTTATAACGCTTAACTTCATTACAAAGAGTTTCAATGGGATACATTCTTCCATTACGATTTTTAATATCTCCTTGAAGAAATACGCCTTCAATATACAACTTTTTATTATTACCTTTCCCTTCAGTAATAATTTTTACGTTTGAAATTTCTTCTGTGATGAGTTTCATTAGTTTTATCTACCTGAATTTGAATCTACTTGAGTTGCTAAAAGATCAGTATCTCCGCGCAATCCTTGACCTGCTTCTAAATGAATAACAACTCCACTAGATGCGGGAACTACTAAAGTGCCTAAGTTGTCATTATCAACCGAATTGCGAAGAGTTACTGTTTTGTGTGTGGTAGCATCAGTATTTGCGACCCAAACAGCAGTTGATGTTGTGAATTGTGTTGCACCAGATAATGCGACAGATGTTCCTTTTATTTTCATTGTTCTTCTTTGGTTTCTTCTTGATCGGTTAAATTCAATAGGTCATTTGCAACGAATGGGCGGATTTGATCAAGTTTCTCTGCCGATTTTGCATAAAGAGATGCTTTGATATTATCAGAAATTTCTGATGCTGGAGCATCAGTAGCAAGTAGGTCAATAATATTTGATTCCATATTATTTTAATATAAGTATATTGATATTTATAGTTTTTATGCTTTTGGTTCTTCTATCACTCCAAAAGATTCGGGATCAGTAGGATCTTCTGGAAGTTCTCCTAATTGATTGTCCATTTGCATTGGTTGCATAATTGGTTGTCCAGTATTTGGATCAATTGGTGCATTCGGATTAGGTAAAATACCTTTTGCAATCTCATCATCAATTTGCATATCAATCTCAATAATTTCAGAATCAGTTTGTCTGAGAATTCTTTTACGAAGATATTCGGTAGAATAATATTTGCCCAAATAAGGTTCAATCGTGGTAGCAAGAGTGAGACGGTTTGTAATCATTTCAGACTCTTTGAGCTCTGCAAATTGATTATCATATAGAAAATCATATTGAATATGATCTTCCATTATTTTCCAATCTTCTGGAGTGATGATATTTTTGAGAAGTAATTGTGTGCGAAGCATGTCACTAAACATACTAGCAAAACGCTTTCTAAGTCTTCCTACAAACTTGGAAAATTTTAATTCATCTCTCAAAATTTCAGATGATCTGCCCAAATTGAATCCATCTCCAGATCCTGCAATTCTTGATTCTGGGACATTCAATGATCTATAAAGTTTTCTTTGGAAATAATTAATATCAGTAATTTCTCCAAGATTTTGTCCACCAGGAAGAGTGGTAATTTCAGTTCCTCGACCACCTTCTCTACGAGGTAACCAAAAATCCTCCATCATACTCATAAACTTGCGATCATCACGAACTTCACCAGTATTTGCATCATATGCAAGTTTATTGCGATAGCGATTCATTACCTCTTTAAGGTATTGTTCTGCTTTTACCTTCGGAAGATTTCCAACATCAATATAGAAAATTCTACGTTCTGGTGCTCTAGAAAGTCTATAAATTACAAGTGAATCCTCAATCATTCTAAGTTGATTGAGTGCTTTAATTGATTTGTGTAGATAAGATAGAATAGTTCCTTTATTCCTATCAACTAAACCGGAAGTACAATATGTAACAGAATCTTTCATAATCTTCACACCTTTTTTAGTGTGGCCACCATAAATGTTTGATTTCTGTGGTGGAGTATAGATAAAATACTCTTCAATTTCTGGAAACTTTACATCATTTTGTGAGTTTGGAACAAATGCTGGAGTAGATCCTTTTTTATCCTTCTTCTCCTGCTTTATATGCTTCATCCTCATAGGATCAATATATCTAATCTCCTGAATACCATCTTGCGGTCTTTTTTCGTCAATAACTTTTAGATAGTATAATTTTCCATCAATATACCAATTCCTAAAAATTTCATGAGACTTTCTATCAAAGTCCATGATTTCTTTAATATTTTTAAATTCTTTTCTAATTATATTTTTTAATCTATCAGTTGCATTTAAATTTGTTAATTCAATTTCAACTGGAGAATCGTAAAGATCACTCACTATTGCTTCATTGACAACATCTTCGATAGCACCATCACACTCTGGGTGTAGTGCCATCTCTCTATATCTTTTTAGTAAATCATATTCTGTACGATAAACCCCCTCAATATCAACAAATTGTCCATAAAAACCACTACTAATATAATTGTCAACCCCGTCCTCGTTTGATGGAGGTACGGGGGAAACAATGGATGGGGATTTTTTTACATTATCATCAATAGAAAATCCAAAAAGTTTGGCCATAGTATATGATTAAAAACTGCGTATATTAACTATTTATCAGTTAATATTTACACCACCTGATTCGGAAGAATCTCCCTTAACAGCTTCCCAATAAAGGACTTGCAATTCTACAGAAAACTCTTGGATTGAATTTCCTTGATCATAAGATAATGCGATTGCTGAAGTTGAAGTTGGGAACACATCATAGAAATGATATGATCTCAGTGTTTCGCCATTACGATCTAACTGATGCACATAAGCATCAGAAGTGTAATTATTGGGATCAAGTTCTCCGGTTCCATCCGAAACACGATTAATCTTATTAATCCAATTTTCGAATGCAGAACGAATTGCAAAATCAGTGTCGTTAATGACTGTAATAGTCCAACTATCAAATGATCTATCACCTGCAACTTTTAAAGTTCTTCCTCTAAAAGGAACATCAATAAAAGCGACATTTGATGCAGGCAGATTTGCTGCTTTTACTAGAAATCTAGACTTATTCAGAACATCATTTTCAACTTGTGCAATATCCGGGAAGGAAAGAACACATTCGAAAAGATTACTTCTAGAACCACCACCAGTTAACTGACTTTTAAAGTCAGTTATTTTTCTAAGTGGTGGTGGATTGAACTGGTTTTTTGTTGCCATGGATTTTAACCTCTTTTAAATTTAATAACCTCTATTGTACTGTTAATTAAACGTTTCCAATTACCTCTTCAAATGATACTCCAGTTCTTGTAGAGATAAATGTCAGACCAATGAAGTTTATAGACTTTGAAGGTTTGATGTAAATATCTGCAACAAATTCATTATTATCAATAACTGCGGCAGTGTTATTTGTTTGATCACAAATAACAACGAAGTCAAAGATTCCTCTCTTAGATTGAACATCTCTTAAGAAAGGTTCAACAATGTTCACAAAGTTAGTTCTCGTGATTTCATCATTAAATTCGAACAACTGATCTCTTGCAGCTGCAGAGATTGCATTTTCAAGATAGATGAAAAGACGACGAACATTAATTCTATCGAATGCAGAAGACTTGCCAAAGGAAGTCTTGTCACCAAATAAAATTGTACCTTGTCCACGAGCAGTGATTACTGGATTGATTCTTTCCGTATAAAGTTTGTCTCTTTGAACTTTGCCAGGATTATATGCAAGTTTGACTGCATTTAAGATAGCACCTCTATCACTTCCTGCTGGAGAGAACCATGGGAAGGAATTTGCATCAGTTCTGGCGCAAAGTCCAGCAATATCTCCATTTAATGGAACATATCTAAATGTATCATTAAATCTGTCATACATGTACTTATAACCACTATCAAATATGCCGTATGTGGATGATGTGATTGGTGAGTAGAAACTTAGAACATTATTTGTAATAGTGTCAATGTTTCTAATCGTTGCTTCAGTTTGTGTAGATGTATCAGTAATTGCAGCTCCTCTATAAGGAGAAATAAATGCGACTGAATCCTGTCTTGCTTCGGCAACAGCAATTAGTTTATTTGCTAATGCTTGTGCATCTTCTTTAGCATATGCTGCAGATCCCATAAGTAAGAAATCAACATCAACATCCTCTTCATTGACAAATACGTCAATTCCAGAAATTAATCCTGAAAGATTTGACTTGAGAGCACCTGCGGTATTAATAGTTCCAATACCACCATAATTAACACCTTTAGTCATCACATTATTATAATTACCAATACTAGCAAAGGAAACGCCTTGTGCATTTTGATCCCAACCAGTATCTGATACTATATTAAATGTTCCCGATGCATATGCAGTAGTTGTAATTCCTGCAGGTGCAGATCCTCCAAATACATACTCAGAATTTTCTGCTAAGAACTTTCTCCAATATGAAGGAGATCCTGAAGAGAATGTTGCATCCTTCGCCTTAGAAAGACCTAAGTGCTTCTCTAAAACTGTTCCAGAGTTTCCTGTAATTGTACCATCATCATCATAAACAATGACATGAAGTTCATCAAATCTTGAATTCCTATCATCTCCATATTTGGTGGTTTGAGGTCTTTCGGCAAGTGTGTTCCAATTTACTTTTGAACCTGATCCTAAAGTAACTTGTTGACTATCAAACCAGTCAGTTTGTCCGGTGTATGCAGTAACACCAATACCACCAATAGCACCATTTGCTGTAGTTAGACCAACACTACCACTATTAGAAAATCTGTAAACACCTCTGCTCTGATAATCAACATCAGTTATAGTTCCAGCAGCAGAAACATGACTTAAAACTTTAACTGAAATTTGTCCTACTCCCGTTTGAGTAACAACTCCTTTTAGATATCCATCTAAAGTTGTTGTTGTTCCAGAACCAGCAAGAACTGAAGTTATTGTTTGAGTTACACCTGTGCCAACTACAATATCACTAGTTCCATCACCTATATTTTCGGTAGTAATACCAGTCAAAACTTGATCTGCAAGTGCATCAATGATTGAAACTCTAATAGAATTTCCCCATGATCCAGGATTTTTTGCTGCAAATACTACATTACTTAAAGTATTTTCAGAATATCCAAGTTCATTATAGTGTTGAAGACTTCTAATTTTAACCGAACTTGCATCACCAATCATACCATTCTTCATGGAGGCATCATCAGTTCTAACAACTTGGAGTGATCCACCATATGCTAGATAAGATGAAGAAACCATCCAATGTTCATAATGATTATCTATATCATATGGTTTTCCAAATGTGTTTAAAAGATCATTTTCACTCTGAATAAGAGTGGGTTCTCCGACAGGTCCTTTCGCAAAAGGTGCTGCAATAGCACCAACTGAAGGAGAAACAGGATCGATTCTTCCTACAGTTAAGTCAACTTCTCTAATTAAAACCCCAGGAGATGCTAAGTTTAATGGCATCTTTGTGTTCCTCTACAAGTGCAATATTTAACTAAAAATATTTAGGAAAAGGCTTACTTTGAACGGAAAAACCATGCATGAACATTACCAATCTGGATATTGCCAGTTAGCATTTGCTGGTTTTTTCTTTCTATTATCAGAAACTCTTTTTTTATTACATTTCTTACACTCATAAGAATATGAAGAAGGAAACACACCTCTATCTTTCCTAATTAAATAAAATTCGTCGATCAAGTTTTTTATTTCTTTACAGGATCTACATTCTCTTTCCAAAAATAATATATGTTCTAATTGAATTTGATCATCTAAATTCATTACATATAATCCCACATATAACTTCTATCGCCATATTCATCTACATGCCAGGTATCACCATCAGTATCCGTAAAAATAGTATCATTTAAGCCATCTTCTACAAATCCAAATGGTGCCATATCTTGCTCAATTTCATTTCTTTTTTCTTCATATAATCTTTTACGAACATCATTATTTGTCATTTCTTTAAAATATTCTTGTGCAACTAACCAAGAAAATAAAACTAGGCACATTGCCAAATCATCATTACAACCTTCCTCTGCCTCAAAAGTATTTCCTCTTTGGGAAAAAGTTGTAAGTTCTGATATGACTTCATAGTCAGAAACTAATATTTTATCATCTTCTAAAAGTGTTTTTAAATTTGAACATCCTAGTTTTTTTACACCAGAAGTTGTTCTAACACCAAGTTGTGATCTTTTACCACTAAATCCCTGACCAACAATTTGACCGTTTCTTCCTCTCATTGATGCCATTAAAATATTAGGATACTCAAGATCAAAATGGAGAATATTTGCTACTTGATCTCCAATATCATTAATTTCAATAAGCATCCATGCACTATTATATCCTTTTGCAACTTCTTCAATAATATTGGGAAATAACATGGGTTTTATTTCATTATTCCTATATTTTGCTACAACTTTATATGGAAACTCTGTTATATCAAAGACAATGAACGCAGAATAATCATTGCCCATACCACGAGCAACATCAACAGTCATTAGATAATTATGATCTTTTTCTGGATTTGTATGGATATCAAGTCCAGCATTTTTTCTAATCGGTTCTTGATAAACTAAATTTCTTAATTTTGATGGGTTGATGAGAGTATTAATAGAACCCAAGAATTCACAATTGTGTGATACTAAATTATTTGAATAATAAAGATTATCTTCACCAACATCAAGTAAATCATAAAGATATATTCCCTCTTCTACTATTTCATTATATACTACTTTTTTCCCCTGCAGCAAATCATTAACTTTGATTGTTGATGCTTTAATTTTTTCTTTTCCAAAAGAATGATTATCGGAACACTTTATTTCTGATCTATCATCAAATATTATCCAATGATAGAAAGGTTTATAAACTTTTTGAATTCCTGAAAAAGATTTAAATCCATCGGGAGTTTTTACTTCAATATTTTTATTAAGTTTAAACATTTTTCCAACACTCGTTTAGAACAATCTTTTTCATTCCTTGAGGTGTTAAATCATATTCTTTGGCATATTTTTTACAAAATGCCTGAACATATGACATTTTTTTACCATTTTTCATAATCATTCCAACATTTTGCAAATCTGGTTTTTCATTATATAGTTTTCTTATTTCTCTTATCTCATCATCATTAATTTTTCTACTAAAAACTTTACCTTTTCTGGACATACTCATTTTCTCTATTGTTTCTTCCGAAAAGCAATTTTTTATACCCTTATTCCAAGGAATATTACCTTTCTTAACTCCCCCAATACCCGTTCTTTCATAATTATCAAATCCTTCCCCACCTGTGGACTTGTTCCATCCATTTTTAAAGGCATCAAATTTTTCTATGTAAAAGATTTCTTTTTCCTTTGCTTTTTCTGGAAGATTTATTTGCTCGTTTATTTCAAAAGTATGTGGTGGTTTATTTCTTTTATGTTCTCTTTTTCTAGCATTTAAGTTTTGAGTTTGTCCAACATATTTAACTTTGCCGTTTGAATCTTTAAGAAAGTAAATATAATACATTTTTATTATTATTTATAATCCAAAAAACTCACAATCGTTGATACAAATCCTCCATAGAAATTTTTTGAGGAATGCCATCTACATCTAAAATTTCAATTGTCGTATCACCACTTAAACATTCAAACTCAACTTTGAATTGTGCTTCTGAAGTGTTGGCAATTGTTTGCTCTTTCCATACAACATCTCTACCAGGAACTTCAGACCAATGAACATCTGTAGGAGTATATTCATTCTTACCATTCTCGGCATCATGCCACATGCGATAAAAATGATTCATACCCCTTGGAGTAGAAACAATAATTACTTTCGTACTTTGTCCAGAAGAAATTGTGGGATAAACAGAAGCAAAGAAATCGTCGGCAATGTGATTTGGAATGAATGCAAATTCGTCGAGAAATATTACATTATATGATCCGCCACGAACAGCAGAGGAAGAAGTAGAGTTGGATGAAATTTTAGATCCGTTTTCAAGTTCAAGAGATCCTTTATTCCAGGATATAATACCTTGTTGCATCCACTTAGGTAGATTTTCATATGCAAGTTGCAATCTTCCTAATAAATCTCTTGCAGTAGATGCTTTGTTTGCTAATATGGCAATATTTACGTTATCGTTAAAAACTGCATAATGTAAAAGATATGATACACATGTTGTAGATTTGCCAGTCTGGCGTGGCATTTTGCATATATTAAATCTTTTATCGTGAAAGTTTTGAATTAATTTTTCTTGAAATGGATAAAGATTAAATGGAACCAATCCGTGATCCAGGGAAACAATTTTAATATAATTTTTAGCAAAATATACCGGATCTTCTTTGCACTTCATAAATTCAATGATATTATCTTCTGTGAATTCAATTGCAGTATTTGCTTTTTTTAGATTGGGATTACCCAAATAGACTTCAGACATAATAATTACCTTTGTTCAATCCAGTTCAATACGGCAAGTGCTTTCTTGTTAGTATTAGGTGAAGCACATGCTAAAGTGTATATATCACTGATCGTTCCAATACCACTTCTACCAATTTGTAGTTGTGCTTTTTCATC